AACGGCAGAGACTGCCGCATCCATGCAGCGCATGACATGCCTGGTCACAGTCAATGGAATAGCCTTCATGCTCAGAACAAAATGGCGCGGTTCAAAAGTAACGCTTCGCTCTATATAAGCGGCCACCGGCACAACTGGGCTTTGGGTCAGATCGAACTCGTAGAGCAGGAAACCACAGCTTGGCTTGCCAGAGCGAGAGGCTACAAATTCCATGACACATATGCGTTCGTTAAAGGTTTTGAGCAGCAGCGTTTTGGGCAGGCAATCATGCAGGTCATTGATCCGCATAACCCTAACCCTGTCTCATGGGTGCAGTGCTTTGCTGATCCGCTGGAGGGGGCAGAGTATCTGCAATACCGGCGACAGCTTCGCAAGTAACAGCAGCATAGCCAGCGATATCCACGAATGAATCATCGTGGTCGCTGTGCTTTAACCTAGCAATCTTCAACAGCGTCATCATCATGCCGACATCTTTAACTGTGAACGGCACTTCTTTATAGGCAGACCACAGGGCTGCGATGTTGTTGAAGTTATCAAGCGGTGTGCCGTAGTTCTCGCCACGGCTGCGGGTTGCATTGAATGCATCTTCAAGCAGATCTGATCTGTTCATTTCTTTCGTTCTCTCTATTTTTCTTTCTGCGTTCATTTTGATCGTAACCATCTTCATGATCACCAAGCGTTGATCCAAAGCCATGTAATTCAGTGTGGCGTGTGTAATAAACGCCAACATCATTATCAATTACGTCATCTGCAAATGCATTTGCCGGCAGATTGTTTGGTTTTGGGGCAAAGAACTTACGGCGTTCAGCATCATCATGGCCATTGATGCCAGACCAGCACCTGTTTTCTGGTTTGCGTGACTGATATGTTTCTCGATTGCTTCTTGTTCTGCGGGATAGAGCCATTTATTAAACCTTTCACTGTGTCAGGATTGTGTCAAAATGCTTTAATGCATTAGGTTAAAAGATGATAAAAAGCGTAAAGCCTGCATAAATGCAGATGCACAGCCAAACCAAATAGCTGCGTAACATATTGATAAATAAGGAGAGTATGGTGCTGCCAGCGTGATTCGAACACGCGACCTCACCCTTACCAAGGGGCAGTACACTGTTTATAACTACCGGATTTCTTTGACGTTTTCTCATTCTAACCTCATCAGTGTGTCACGAATGTGTTCATCTGAAACAGAAGCGTATCGAAGCACCATCCGTTCAGATGCCCAACCCCCTAGTTTCATTAGACTTGGGATAGATGCGCCCTTCATTACAAGCTGGCTTGCCCAATGGTGCCGCCAGTCATGGATGGTAAAGTCTGATATGCCTGCTTTTCTGCAGGCTCTGATATGCAATCCTTTAACGCTATCGCCATGTGAATATGGCTTTCCGTTTTTGTTAGTGAATATGTATTCATGGTTATGTCGGCTGGATAGCATAGCCTGTTTGGTGCGTGGGTGTATTGGTACAATTCTGCGTTTACCTGATTTAGATTTATCTATGATGATGGTGTCCATATCGAAGTTGACATGCTGCCATTTAAGATAGAGTGCTTCCGATTTGCGGAAGCCTTGATAGCAAAGTGTAATAAAGAATGGCTTAATAAATTCTGGGTATGAATCTAATAGTTTTTCTTGCTGCTCTTTATTAAGGAACCGGATGCGATCGTTTGCATCTTGCAGCTTAGGTATCTGGAGAGGCGCAGATACATGGTTTGCTATGGCGACCAGCGTTGCTCTGACGCGATTGATATGTGATGGTTTACAATTGCCAAGACTGGCGCGAACAAATTTATTCCATGCATCTGCATTGATCTCCGATATTGGGGTTGATCGGAAATGATCGACCAGTGTTTTAATATTGTACCAGTCGGTCATACTTTTGTTGTTGAACCATAGACCTGCGGCTTCTGACAATGGCATCAAAGTTACCTTGCCTTGCATGTCGTTAAGGATACGTTGCTCTATTAATCGGCAGACATCATCGGCCGCGCCCTTTCGGGTTTGTCCGGTAGATTGCCTGACCCTGATAGATTGCCCTGCAAACGATACGCTCCCACTAATGTGGTAGTATTTTCCACGTTTGTATGTGCGTAACATTGCGTTAAGCTATCCTTTAGGTTCTGCAATTGCTGCTCGTCCATCGAGCAGGAGTTGCCAATACGCATAAACTCAAGGTTGTTGTCTTTGATATGCTTCTTGAGCGTACGCGTATTGATGCCAAACATTTCACTGATTGAATCAAAATGGTATATCATCTGCAACAATTGTTTGTTGTGGACGAGGTGCTTGAGCAGGCGCAGCGTGACCATTCGATGCCATCTTGGCTTCACGTTTGAGTGACAAGAACTTAACACCCTTGTCAGACTCAGAACGCCATGCAGCTAGGCGCATGTCGCCATCCATCGGGCCAGAGTAAGCTGGCTGCTTGTTCTCATCTGTTGCATCTTCATTAAGATACAGCACACCAGCACGCTGATAGACAACGAACACATCACGGCCTTGCTTGTCAGTGTCAGTGACAAGTGCCAGCCCCTTCTTGCCTTCGCCATCTATGTCGATGCTGCCGGTCAGCAACAGGCGTTGCTGCTCCATTGGGGGGAACACAGCCCCCCTGTTGGTGTTGTCATATTCCAATTAGAATTCTCCTACGGCTACGTTGTTGTTAGGCGTGATAGTTTGCACTGTACGTTTCGGTGCAACGGAAGCAGCATTGCCATCATCATCTTCTGACGGCAGACCAAACGCAGCTTGCAAGCCATAGCGTTTGGCATAGGTAATGCCACTGCCCATCTTCTGTGGATCGGTAGGATCTTTAGAACGGATGGGTGTTCTGGACTCACGGCTCTCGCCGGATGGTGCATGCATCAGCACAGTGCGGATGAATGTCATGCCGGTTTCGCCATGGAATTCGAAGTCAACTTCTTGCGTGAAGCACAGCCCAAACTTGGTGGCCTGTGTTGCAGCTTCTATGACAGCTTCGAGCGTGGCATAGTTGCTTTTGAAGTGTGGGTTCTTGCCATCTTTCTTGGCAACAACGGACATTTTTTGGAACTCAAGCAGTGCTTCTGCTAGGTTCTTTGGCTGCTTGTCAGTCATCTGTACCTCCTGTGACTGTGATGCGGCATGCGCCGCGCTTGTCACGCTTGATGGCAAGGATGTCGCAATAGACCTCTCGCTCATCATCAGCGATCATGGAACGTAATTCTTTCTTGATCACATCATGCTTCTTGGCTTCTGGCATGGACATGCAGTAGTCGTAGGCTAGTGATGTGAACTGATTATCTTTGCTGGCATCTCTGATCTTGAGGCCATCGATCTTGATGGCAGACCAGTCAACACGCACAGCATTGGTGTTGGCTGGCTCAGTGTCATCGACAACGTGCTGCCAGAATGCGGCAGACAGATCTACGATCTCGCTTAGATATGCAGTTGATCGATCAATCTTTGCATGGTCATAGTCATTGCCAAAGATGACAGACAGATGCGCCTTGTTCATATTGGACAGGTGCATATATAGCTGGATCTGTGGCATGTATGACTCGATCATGTCAGCCATGCGGCGGTTGCTGCTTGTGTGTTTGCATTCGAGCAAAGCTTCTTTGCCCTCCTCATCACAGACAAGCGCATCAACCGTACCTTTGAACGGTACGCCGCGCAGGGTTTGCGTGAACTCAGCTTGCTGCACAATGGTGGCATGCCCTGTGTCACGGCAGAACCAATCGATATTGAACTGTTCTGTCTGCGTACCAAGGTTGACTTTGAAGATGTGGCTTAGATCATCGGGCTGCTTGCGACCTGTCTTGACCAGCCATAGGTCATACCAGTCGCCGCGCATGATCGAGTACAGATCTGACCCGCCAATAAATCCCTGTCTATTCATAATACCTCCTTAAAAATGTCGGTAGCGGGGGACTATTGCTTCACTCGCACCCATACACCCCGCTACCTATGATGTGCTTTTGTCCTTCTGCAGGCTTACTTACACACCAATTTGAATGCTTTATTTATACTGCATTATTGCACAACTACCTACCATTAACAATGCATTTATGCAGCTTATCGCACAATAACTTACGCGTTCTGTAGATAGGTGACATATGTTTGTAGAACTCTGCAAAGCTAGGCCAGAACGTGGCAGTCTTTGCCACTTCCTTGAATGCATAGATAACAATGTCAGCTGGATATTCTGACAACTCAGTTGCCAATGCCTTGGTCTTGGTTGTCATCATCTTGGCTGTTAGGCTGGTAGGCAAGACGATCAGTGTTGCAAGCATGGCAATCCGCTGCTCGATATTTGTGGTCGGCAGCGGAACCATGCTTGTCAACACTTGGTTATATGCTTGCTGCAATTTGTCTGGGTCAGCGTCAGTAATCTTGAAGCCAACGGTGTTGAAGTCTTGGTCATGTATTTTTTCAACCGATGGAATCAAGGTACTCACTGAATCGATCACTCTGGTCGTAACCTCGATGGGGCTGGCTGCTTGCTCTAGCCTTGCTAGTGCCTTGTCTTGTTGTGCCTCCCCTAATCCTGCGACACCAGCCACGATAGGCAAGGTCGAAGTCTTTGAAGGTGTTGCCCTTTGATCGATGGAAATCACAGAACTGACTTGCTTCATACTCATGATTAATGGCCTCCTGCCCATTGCGTGAGCGTGCATCATTGATGTCTTCAATAACTTTGGCAGATGGTTGCCAGTCATTTGGAACTTGCATTTTGCTTGCCCTCTTAGGTGTTTGATTGGTTCTTGATAGGTTACTGCCCCGCTCTGGGGCAATGGATGCCCCACTCTGGGGCAACAGCAACCTATATCTGGTTGATGTGAACGGCTGATGGATGCGCTCGATGTGGCCTAACTCGATGAGCAATGCCAACTTGCGTGACACTGTGCCTGTTCCCATGCCGGTAACTTTGGATAGTGTCTCGATGCTCGGCCAGCATATAGCTTCGTCATTGGCATAGTCTGCCAGCGTGACAAGCATCCACTTAGCAAGCGCATCTTTGATGTCGGCTTTCATTGCCGATGCCATTATAACAAACATTATGATTTAGTTTCTTTAGTGCGAAAGAATCCGTCATGCTGCGGGTAGCAGTGATGAAAGAAGCGTGCGTAATAAGCAGTATGATTGTTGCTCAACTTAAACTCACGCTCACATTTAGTTTCGACATCTGTATGCCAGCGGATGCGCTCGAACACAGCCTTTGCTGAGTAATGCTTGTGACCTCTGGCAATGACATCGAGAGTGAAGTTTTGGAACAGGTCGTAAACATGTGGGTTTTCTTTGTGAAACTCCCACCATTTATGCTTTAGACTGTCAGTCATAGATCCTCCTTACCACTGCATAAATGCAGTAGAACATATGTTGTTGACACGATCAAGTGATTTAATGCATGATGATTTTGTAGCCACTCTGACGGTTACAAAACCATGACAACTCCCTGTCGAGAAGAAGATCGGCTGGCTATTACCTCCTAGTAAGCCAGCCGATTATCTTCGTTGCGATGGGGTTGCTGATTTCAATACAGATAAAGTTCGGCCCACTCTTTTGCTTCAGCAAATAGATATCAGCGGGCTGTTCTTTATGTGTCTTGGTTAGAAAGCTGAATCCACGACCGGCTGATTGGTACTTGGATTCAGCTATTAGAACTCCGGCTTTGGTTTCGATGCGGATGTCTCCACCAAACTCGCCACCCAATTGTCCTGAGAGAGGCTGCCTTTTCGCTTTGGCCCCGCGTTCTTCGAGCCAGTTGACCCACCACTTTTCATGGTAGTTTCCTTTATTGCGTTGAGATGTTGCCATCGTTGCTCCTCATGGCACGACAAACAGACGATAACTTTGTTGCCATACACAACGAACCATGTAGTGACATCACCACATGCTGCGCACTCACATGCGTTACCGATCTTGTCGTAAGTTGATTTCGATTTGCGCGCCAAGTGCATCCATCCAACAAATTAAAAGGAAGTTACTTGGCACACGCTTATATTGTTCCCACTTGTGAACAAGAGACGAGGCGCAGCCGATGCGGTCAGCTAGTTCTTCTTGCGACCAGCCACGCTCATGACGTAGAGACACTAAGCCTGTGACTAACTGGTGCCAGTTGTCACTAATCGCTTTGGGTTTGCTGTAATGCGTGAATTCTGATCGCATCCAGTACCTTATTTGCAGTAGCCAAACGCAAATCTCCACCGTTTAGAGTTCGGTAGTATGTGCTAGTAGGTACGCCAGCTAATCTAAATGCTTGTAATACCTGCATGTTTGCTAAAACTGCTGCTGCTTTTAGCTGTTCCATATAACTCAACATGCGACTAACATACTGCATTAATGCATGCTTGTGCAAGGGGCTGTGTTATGCTTTACTGCATTAAGCTCTGATGACGATTGATATCAACTGCTGTATAAGTGCAGCAGGAGGTATCAAAATAATGGAAGACTATGAAGCAAAAGCCATTCGCGTCTGGATGCGTTCAGTGATGCATCAACGTGAATGGTCAGCCAACAAGTGGGCAACGATGGCGGGGACAAGCCCGACCAACATAACAAGATTTTTGAACGGTGGTAAGTTTGTGCCATCGTCTAAAACAATAGGGAAGTTAAGTTACATCGCGGGTTCAGCACCTCAGCTATCACAAAACGCGACATTGGACGCGGCATCAAGAACGATCTTGCTGAAGGATCACCTTGAAGAAGATATCGGGCAGGTGAACGTGTATAATTTAACAGGCGAAATTGTTGCGTATAAATATAATAGAGATTCACCAACCTATGGTGTAGATCCGAATGATATTATAGTTGCACGAAAGCAAAAGAAATTTGAAGACAACAATGTAGTATTATTTTTTTATGAAGACCGATTACAAATGGGTAAAAAGATTGAAGGCATTAACTCTGTTTATCAAACAAGAAGGAACCGCACAGTCAAGATAGCTGATGTGCGGGTTATTGGTAGGGTGGTTCAGATTGTTAAGAACCTTGATGATTAATTTGAGTATGTTTTAACGACCTAAGTGCGCTCATAACTGTTGTATGATCTTTGTCTACAGCTCTGCCAATAATAATAAGGCTGGCTTTAGTTGTTTTGTAAGCTTTAGCAAAGTATTCATGTCTAGCATTTACAATATGTTTTGCTACACGCGGGCTTATCATTTCCATCCATGTTACACCACGATCGTCACATACATTTTTTGCAATAGATACGCATTGCTCAAGCTGCCATGCTTGGTCAATATCAAGTCGCTGTGGCATATCTGATCTCCTTGTCTAGCATTGCCTGCTCTTGATCGATGGCATCCTCGATGCTATCAGCATGGACTTCCTCCCATGCTGACACAGCGCGTGCCTCGAAGCGATCACGATTGAAGTTAGGATTAGTTGGGCGCAGCTTGTCAGCTAGGTCACAAGCCTGCGTTGGATGGGTCATGAGTGGGCCGAACACATCAGCAATAAACTCGAAGTGTTGACGTGTGAAACGTGGTGCTTTGTTAGCCATATGTAACCTCCTATTACTGGCAGTGATCGCAATCCTCTGGAACAACATCGACCATGCCGAAGCCGCCAAAGGTTGCTGGTGAATCCCAACTGCGCACATATACAAAGCCCTTGTCTTTGCATTTGTTGCAGTTGTAATCCTGCATTAACGCAGGTTGGATGTCGTGTTTAGCTTGGCCTTCCATTGAGTGCCGAACCTTTCATATAATTTACGAAGCGTTTCATCATCGCTGTCTGCAACAGCGTGTGATAGCAGAGTATATATCAAGCGGCACTGGTCGGCTGTTAGCCAGACAGGGAAACCCTCTGGCCTGCCGAGCAACGCACGCTCGATGTAGTCTGCTGTGTTTTGGTAATGCTTCATGCATATATACTACTGCATTAATGCATTACTGCAAACAAATTATATAGCTTCTTGTGTGATTGATGGTGCTTCGTGATGCTTCCAAACAAATGGCCGATAGTCTTCGAGGTAGCCATCAGGTGATGGCATGCCGTAAGCCTTCGAGAATTGCAGCATCATCTGCAGTTGGAAACGATTGCCGATCATGCGGATATCATCTCTGATGGTAATGAAACTGGTGCTGACATTTGTGCTATCACCATCAGGTGTGCCGCCAAGGATGAGGCCACGCCCAGCCAGTGGCATGGGATAGTTGGCGTGCATCCAGAAGTATTGATCGTCAACATACAATCCTTCGTCATCGATGTAGACATGATCGTCAACATAGCCGTGATCTTTTGATGAATCCGATCCATCATAATGATACAGACGGACAACATCAAACATGCGGCATGATCCGCCGATATGTTTGGATATTGTTTCATAGTCACCGTTGTATTTTGTAGCAGTGATGAGTTGAGTGAATGGATCTACGATATAAGCTTTCATTTCTTGCTCCTTACATAGCTATCGATGGCATCAATCGTTAATAGAATGAAGCCGGTGAACCCCACAATGAGTGAGAGAATTGTCAAAAATAAAATAAGATTCGCCAATGATGTCTCCATGAAGCTGGTTGCGGAACGACATGATTTGGAGGGGAACTGGCACCCCAACAAGCACAAGAAAAGGGGCAGTCAGACAGGAGGGAGATGACCTGTTCTGACTGCCCCTTCTAGGGAGAGTGGTTAGCCAGCCCCGAAGGGCTGGCCGCAGCCGTTAGGCTGCGTACTTGGCACGCAATGCAGCCTTTCTATCTGCAGATAATTCCTGCTTTGGTGCAGCTTTCTTGTCTTGGTATGTGTCACCAGTGCAATCCTTGAATGCACCTTTGTTGGCATCGATGAACTGTTGCAGCATCTCGATCTCAACTTCTAGGTTGGTGATGCGTTCGTCGCAGCGGTCAAGTGCGATATCGTCATAGTGCATTGCGCCACGGACTGCACCGTACTTGGCGCAGATAACGAGTGCGCCGTCAGCAGTCAGTTGATCTGCACTTGAGAGTTGAACTGCATCATCGTGTAAAACTAGCAGATCTTTTTCCTTCTGAGTGACGAGCCAGCTAGCTTGCTCCACGCTCTTACGGATAAGATTTTGTGTGAGATATATAGAACCTTTGTGGTTAGCCATCTGTGGGAAGACCGAGTTGTAAGCTGCGGTGAACTGATTGGTTTTCTTGCTCATGAGAACCTCCTGTTGAGCTAGAGGGGATAAGCCCCCTCGGTAAGAATGGTCAGGCGACTGTGCTGCAGCGTGGGGTCAACCCCAACACGGCCCCCGAAGGGGGGTGGTGCGGGCAGGGGATTGAAGGGCGCATAGCATATAAGAGGCCGGAATATAGCCCGCATTACAGCGGGCGTCCGGCCACAATATGCGCCCGCCCCCTAACGATGCAGTACAGTAGACGGATCATCCGAGGGGGTGTTCACCTATAGAGCAATAGGTTGGGGCGAGTGACGAGAAGACCAAGCAGCGAGGCGGGGCTTGCAACTGGGCTTGCCGCAGATGCTAGACGCAAACTGTGAGTGCTTTGTGAGAGCTTTGTGCGTTGACGCGTGTGTGCGAGGTGATCGATAAAGGGGGGGACACAGGGGGGGTTACTGAGAGGTTAAGATGAGTGAAAAACAGCTAGCGTTGACCGACAAACAAGCGCGGCTAGTGGATACCCTTGTAGCGTCTGGCTGTAGCATAACAGAGGCCGCGCATGAAGCCGGTTACGCTAGCGGTGATAGCGGGAGAGTGACAGCCAGCAAGACTTTGCGGCTGCCTCATGTGCAAGCGTATATGATGCAGAGGGTTGCGGAAACGCTTGGCATGAACGCTACGATCGCCGCGGCGCGCTTGGTGCGCCTCGCTCAAGGGGCTAAGAGTGAGTACGTGCAGCTGGAAGCGAGCAAGGATATCCTTGACCGCGCTGGCTTCAAAGCCCCTGAGCGACACATGCACCTTCACGCTGGCGACATCTCTGTGCAGATAGATCTAAGCTAGCATCGTAATTGCGTGCAGCTTCGCCGCACACCTATATAGTTGCAATGCGCTGCGATCCTAGATCGCGTCCGCATTGCGCAGCGGAAGCATTACGCGATTACTTGCTTGCGTTGAGGGGGGGGTCAAAAACCGAGTGGGTTCCCCTCGACCCCGCCCTTCACTGAGGAAATTGGCCAAAAGGCTTTGTAGCACTTGTGCAGCGTTGTAGCCGCAATGTATAATCTAGTCATGATTGATTGGATCTTTTGGACAGGCGTTGAGCTTCTAAAGCAGATAGCTGCATACACAGGCATGACTTATCAGGAAGTTAACGTCTGGTTGTTTATAGTTATCCACCCCGCCATAACTGCTGTGCTTTTGTTATTGCTGCTTCGGCGCAGATTTGTGCGTTGAGCCTTTCATAGGCTTACTGCCATATTGCATTACTGCAAAATTATTTTTGGCTGTAAGGTTCTATGCCTACATTTGATCAATTAAAATCCACGTTTGCTAATAGAGACATGTCACCTGCTGTAGGTGAGCATTACTCGTTCTACTTGCGCGGCATAATCAATGCAGCACTGCCTGACTTTATGTCTCCACTAACACGCACTGTTACCGAGGACGGCGTTAGTGGCGAGTTTCTTGAAGCATTGCGTCTGACGGCCAGCACTCTTTATCCTGACATGCAGGATGGTGACATAAAGCAAATCACATATGACGATCTAATGGAGGTTCTTGGTGGCGTGTCTATCTTTGACAAAGATGACAGGTACAACATTGAAACCGTTGGTGAGCGTATTCGCACATCTCTTGGCAACTTTGGCTTAACCAAAGAGGATGGGCAATACGTTGTTTTCGATACATATGACTTTGAACCCACTGACAGCAATTTAGCGGGTGCTGCCAGTCAGTTGTTTAGTGAGGGTGTATATCCTGCTGCTCGTACTATTGGCGGCATGATTATGCCTGAGAATGCTGATGGCAGCAGTAATGATGATGCTTTGAAAATTCGTATTCGCATTCCTAATGAGCCATCAACCATTGATGTAGATTATGATGATGACCCACCAGAGGGTGCGCAGGATATGGTGCTGCGTGGCCCGATGACAAACAAACGCAAGTCTATCTGGGATAGCTTCACAAGCATGCTTGGCGAGGCTGCAACGCAGCTTAATCCTATTTCACAAGCTAACGCAATGTTGCTTGATACCAACACTTCTGAAGAAGCCATCCAATCTATAGCCATAGGTTTGTTACAAGAGCCAAGTGAAGATGGTGATAGCTTCAATAGAGGAATTACTGAGGCTGGAATTAGAAAAGAGCGTCTTATGAGAGAAACGCGAGTTTTACCAAAATAGGAATATATTAATGGCAAAGACACCAGCATGGACACGCAAAGAAGGCAAGAACCCCAGCGGTGGTCTCAACGCCAAAGGTCGCGCCTCTTACAAAGGCGGCACTCTCAAAGCACCAGTCAAGTCAGGCGACAACCCTCGCCGCGCCAGCTTTCTGCAGCGCATGGGCGCAGCAAAGGGGCCAGAGCGTGACAGCAAGGGCAAGCCTACACGGTTATTAAAGTCGTTGATTGCATGGGGTGCATCCTCGAAGTCTGACGCTGTAAGCAAAGGCAAAGCAATTAGTAAGCGCAATGCAGCAAAGAAGGATACAGCATGAAGTATAAGTTAGGTGATGGCTCGATCTATGAGGGTGCAGTGTCTGCGCTGCCGGACGGCAGGCTCAAGACTGGTGCAACACTAACGGCTGACAGCGTTCGCTGCTGGCCTATTGAAGATCACCAGATCGAGCGTGCGCGTGATGATCGTGGTTCCTTCAAAGCTGACGATCCTGCAACACCTGAGATCAATGAAGCCTTCAGTGCAAAGAAGCCTGCAAAGAAAAGAGTAAGGTTGAAAGTATGACAAAGAAAAAAGGTTTGTACGACAACATAAATGCCCGCAAGAAAGCTGGCACATCACGTTCAAAAGCAAACAGCACTGTGTCGGCCAAGTCTTATGCCGCAATGAAAAAAGGCTTCAAAAAGAAATGAGCTTTCTTCACACCCTCAAGAAAGAGGAGCGTGATATCCTGCGCCGTGTAGTACGCAAGGTACACATGCACCACCATCCGAATGAATTCCAGACCGACTACGAGGCTGACAAGATTATCTCTGTGATTGCACCAGAGGTTGTTGCTCAGATGATCAAGCGCGGCAAGGATCTAAAGGTTGACCAAATTTAAATACAAACCAGACGGAGATGTACTGAAGGCTTTCATGAAGTCTGATGTATTCTTTCGTGGCCTGCGTGGCCCTGTTGGTTCGGGCAAGTCTGTTGGTTGCTGCGTTGAAGTCTTTCGCCGCGCACTGCAGCAAGAGCCTAATGCAGATGGTGTTAGGCGTAGCCGCTGGGCTGTTATCCGTAACACCAACCCACAGCTTAAAACCACAACGATTAAGACTTGGCTTGACTGGTTTCCAGAAGAACAGTGGGGCAAGTTCTCTTGGGTTGTACCGTATACACACCACATCAAAGTCAATGATTTAGATCTTGAGGTTCTGTTCTTAGCATTAGATAGGCCAGAAGATGTCAAGAAACTATTGTCATTGGAGTTGACCGGCATCTGGGTCAACGAAGCACGCGAAATTCCAAAGTCTATCATCGATGCCTGCACCATGCGTGTTGGTCGTTTCCCTTCCATGAAGGATGGCGGCTGCACATGGACTGGCGTTATCTGTGATACCAACGCGCCGGAGGAAGATCATTGGTGGCCTATAATGTCGGGCGAGGTTCCTATTCCAGATCATATTGGACGCGAAGAAGCAAGGATGCTGGTAAAGCCAGACAACTGGGAATTCTTCACGCAACCAGCAGGAATGCGCGAGGAGAAGAACGAAGAAGGCGAAGTCGCCGGTTACGTTCCAAACGAACTCGCAGAGAACTGCGTCAACATGCGGAAGGACTATTATCCCAACATCGTGCAGGGCAAGACCAAAAGCTGGATCGATGTGTATGTGATGAACAAGCTAGGCAGCATAAAAGACGGCAAGCCTGTCTATGCGATGTTTGCCCCTGACATTCATATAGCAAAAGAAGAAATACCTGTAGCTGCTGGTGTGCCTGTTCATATCGGCGTTGACTTTGGATTAACGCCTGCTGCTGCCATAGGTCAAAAGATCAGAGGCAGATGGCTAGTGCTGCAGGAACTGGTAGCGTTTGACATGGGTATTGTTAGGTTTACCGAGGTGCTGCGGCATGAGATAGCCACACGCTATGCAGGCAATGAAGTTATTATCTTTGGTGATCCTGCTGGTGATTTCCGCGCACAGACTGATGAGTCTACGCCGTTTCAGATCTTGCGTGGTGGCGGTCTATATGCAAGGCCAGCACCATCGAATGATGTGTCGCTGCGCTTGGAGTCTGTGTCTGCGCCGTTAGGTAGAATGATCGAGGGGCTATCTGGCTTCCTGATTGATCCCCGCTGCCGCACGCT